TTGAATCTTGTTCTTGGTAAAACAAGTCGTGCTGCTGTTATTGAAGATGAAGATGGTTTAGACTATGAAGATCAGATTACCCAACCAGTTGAAGAAGTGTCTACTCCTCCAACACCAGGGTTCGGAAATGCTGTATCATCATTGAAAGAGGAGGAAGATCCTGATCTATCCTACTTCGCTAAACTAGCAGAAGAATAATGAAACTCATCTTGACGGCACTTGCAACCTTAACATTCGCAACTCCTGCACAAGCATTAACTTGGAAAGAGTTTTGGGAACCATTTGTTGTTGATCACCATCATCATCATGGTCATTATTATCATGGCGATGGTTGCGAACCGATCAAGTATGACTACCATAGGTGGGTATCTGGATACTGGAACGGTAGACGTTGGGTATCTGGATACTACCATGTGGAGACAAGGACTAAGTATGTTGGGTGTCATCATGATCATCATGACCCAGTAGAGAATTGGTACCGAGATAATCCACAAAGATACTATCGACCCTAAAACGAAATTCACTTTTCGATTCAAAAAAAGGGGGAAAAAAATTCGCGGTAATTTTTCGCCCCCAGGGTTTTTCATAATTTTATACAATGAACTATCGACCTTATTCTATTGAATGGCATAGATATCGCTATCTTAAAGAAGCGATTGATAAGTACCTAGATGACTATGTAAGCAATGACGTGATTGTTGCTGATATTCACCAAGTGCTTAATGAACGCTCTTCGCACGCACGCGAAGAATTCACTAGAATTGATAAACTATCAAAAGACCTGTAAATGCTATCTACCCAATATCGACTCAGACTTGAAAAAGTCTGCAAATTGATTGTTGAGGGAAAAGACGTAGATCTCTCCGACATGATATGGGCACAAAAACTAGCACAAAAGAACACTACTGCTGCGACATGGATGCGACAAGCACGTCAGCGAGCAGCAAATCCCGATATGAAAGATGGCGGGACAGACGATTTTCTGAATAGGATGGGACTAGGCGAACCCGACCCATCTGATTATAGAGAAGGGTTCGGCAGTGCTGATGATATAGGCGAATGGTTCAACCGCAAAAAACCTGACGATTGGAGACAACGTGACTAAACCTACTGAAAACTACGAACAACTAATTCAACGCTTCACAAAGCGTACTATGCAACTTCGTGCTAGACAAGATGAACTACAAGGATGGTATGAAGAATATATTAAAAACGAGAACGACTTGAAGAGACTAGAAGGTTCTATGCAAGCGATCGAATACGTTGCTTTCGGTAAAATGCCTGGTGATGGTAACCACGACAAATTTAAGGATCATACTCCACAAGCGTATAAGGAGCAGATTCCAGAGAGATATTAATAACCTCCTCCATAGTATCCTCCTCCACCAGATGATCCAGAGGATCCACTGGAACCAGAAGAGGATCCAGAAGAAGAACTAGAACTACTAGAAGACGATGAAGAAGATGATGTATTAGATGTGTCATCTGTTGATTGACTTGTTGTAGACGAAGCGTCCGTCGTTCCTGCAACGACACCACTAGAATTCACATTATCTGATGTTGACGTTATTGTAGAAGTGGTTGTAGCACCACTCTCAGTAGTAGTCGTAGTAACGGTCTTGTTAACCAATTCGATTGCAGAAGCAAATTCGATACTGGGGGCAAGACCGTATTCTGTTGTATATTCTTCTTTCTTCGTAATAAACACTTCTTTGATGATATTCGGTGTTATCTTAATTCCTGTTTCTGAGTCAATTTCTTGATTTGGAGCATATTTCATCAATTCTTCAAATTCGTCAATAAAGTCCTCAATGAAAGTTGGTTTTAACAACCAAATATTCGATTTTGAGTCATTTATTGACTTTTCGTACTCATAGTTGGAAACTGGATATGTGGTATTTGCGACAACAGTGCCATCTGACCTTGTATAACCCCATTCCTGATTTACTTGGATTCCTTCCCTAATAAGCACTTTTCCTGTATCTAGGTCTTTAATTTCATTTGTTTCATAGTGATGAACACCGTTTGGTGACCCATATTTCCTAGATACCAATTCTTGCAGTTCATCTTCTGCTAAGGGCCAGTCTTCGTAAACATTGACTATATTATTACATAGCAACACTACCCAATCGTATGTGCTAGTGCCATATATGTTATATGCCACTCTATCGGGTCTTTCGTTGTTTCCAATGGTATACTGCTGGAATCCAAGAATGCTTTCCTGTACATCTTCAATAAGTTTGCATTTTCTGAATATATTTCGTGCAATAATGGAGGGTTCTACATTATTGGTAACAAATGTAGATACCCTAACTCCGACTTTTGGTAGATAAGAAAAATATGCCATTATTCGTTGCTAGTTTCAGTTTTTGTTGTATCTTCACCAGTAAGTAAGTTACGAGTAACAAATGCTGTTTCATCAAATGTAAGTGACATGCGATATGACGCAGGACCATAATCTCTGGGATCGTTTGGTTTCCTCAATGAGGTATTTTGACCAGATGGGGTCAAATCTACGTTCATTTGGGTAAGCACCATGTTTGTTGGGAATGTAAGCAGTTTAGAAAGTCTTGCGGGTTTATTCAGTGATTCACCACCACCCTGTACAAACCTCATAATCTCACATTTGAAGAATCTAGGTATAGTCAACCACTGTGAAGTTGCACCACTTGTGTTTGGTAGCATACTTTCACGCATTGTTGAAATTATGTCTTCTATTGCTTGTGCTTCCTTGTCATCACGAGGTGCCATGTCAAAATCAAAGGAATGACTACGATAGTTGACACCTTTAAATACTGTTTCTTCGTATGGGTTGAAAACTCGACCCTTTGCTAGTGCAGATATTTGATTCTTACTGATTTGACCCTCTAAACCTAGTGTACTGCTAAGATTATTGAATACTCCTGCGATTGCACTAAATGCAATCTCTGATTTTGCAGAATCAGCAGCGTTTGTCAATACTGTCTCTAAATTTGCTGCATCTGTGTTTCCACCTTGTATTGCACCGATACCAGCAGCACCAAATGCACCTAACGATGCTTTCTCATAGTTAACACCATATTGTTCAGCAAGTCTATGTGGTAAATATAAGTATATTGTCTTGTATATCTGGTCTTGGGTAAACATACCCCCACCTGATTGTAAAGCACCCGCTTGACCACCAGTTCCAGATACATAGTTAAAAGGGTTTGCACCTTTCTCTGGATCTAGGATTGTAAATCTTAGATAATCTATTGCTTTTGTTCCGAATTGTGCATCCTTAGAAATATCATCAGCATCGTTAGTAGACTGAGGTCCTCTAACCGCTGGTGTTGGATACATTAATCGTGAGTTTCCTGACATGGCATATTCTGGGCGTTATAGACCTACTAACAAAAATAAATACAAGGGCGACCCTACAAGTATTATTTATAGAAGTTTATGGGAAAGAAAGTTCATGGTATGGTGCGACAAGAACGAAAACATATTGGAGTGGGGTAGTGAAGAGATCGTTATTCCTTATATTAGTCCTGTTGATGGGCGGGTTCACCGCTATTTCCCAGACTTTTATGTCAGAGCAAGGACTAAAACTGGGAGGACGGAGAAGTTTATTATTGAGGTCAAACCGAATAAGCAAACAACACCTCCCAAGAAACAGCGCAGACGTACAAAGAAGTATATAACTGAGATTAAGACCTATGCAGTCAATGAAGCAAAGTGGAAAGCAGCGGTAGAATACTGCAAAGATAGACGCATGGAGTTTAAGATACTCACAGAACATGAGTTAAAGGTATGAGTGTATTCGAGGACATCAAAAAGAAAACAGGTGGTAGAGCAAAGTCAAAGGACTGGTACAGAGGAGAGTTATTCGGTGCATTAGACCCAGGTGAAGTCAAAGTTGGTGATTGCATATATTACAGTTATAGTGCAAAGACCGAAGAACTACCGTTCTTTGATACATTTCCAATGACCCTTGTTATTGATATTGACCCTATCAAGGGTCATTTTTCTGGTGGTAATCTACATTATTTGCGACCTACTGCACGCAGATCCATTGCAAAACAGTGGGGTAGCGGTTCTATTGCATATCCTATGCGTTGCCATCATAAATACTTTATAGGTAGGGCATCTAATATACGATTAGTTCCTCCTGTTGATCTTCAAGACTTCGTTCCATTACCATCTGAGCAGTTTGTTAGAGAAATTGGTGGTGTACGAATAGAAATACCCAGTAGTCACATTTGGAGTAGGTTAAAGTAGATGACTGAATCAGTAGCACCAAGTTCATTTAAGAAATGGCAGAAGTATATTGCGTTTGACGCAGCGAATGCTCCTGCAAACACTAACCAGTATAGTATTGAGATTGCTGCACCTGGTGGTATGACATCGTTTAATGATGTGAAGAAGAGTACCACCGTTCAAAGTATTGATTTCTATGCTAACAATGTTACTCTACCTAGTAGAGCAGTGACTACTGGTGAAATTAATAATATTGGACAGATTAGGAGATTTGCAACAGGACAAACTAATTCAGAGATCAACGTACAGTTCTTAGTACAGAAAGACCAGAGACATAGAGAGTTCTTTGAACACTGGTTACACATGACTGCATCTGACTCTGATAATACCGTGGCATTCTATAATGACTATGTTATAGACATGGTAATCAGGAAATGGGAGTATGGACCAAAAGGAAATGACAGAGACGGTGATGCTAACTACATAAACAGTGCTGTATTTAAGTTATATGGAGCATATCCATTCAATATTGGTCAAATACAACTAGATAACGAACAAAATGGACTGATGTACATGGATGTATCATTCTATTTTGAGAGATATAGGATGGATGTAGTAGATAAAGGCATGAATCTAAGAGATGCTAGGAAGATGAATTTAAGGAAAGACCTACAACAGGCAGAGAAAGATGAGAGTATAAATGAGATTATTAGGCAGTTTAGGAGATTCTACTCCAAACCTCAGTTTGGTACGTTTAACTTCAACCAAGGATTAGCATAAGTAGTATAAATAAAAATGATATTATAGTTTATTATGCCATTACCTAAACTTGTTGTACCTGATTACGACTGTAAATTACCAGTCACAGGTAAAAAGGTGAACTTTCGACCATTCCTAGTAAAAGAGGAGAAACTTCTGTATCTCGCAATGGAGACTCAGAAAGAGAAAGAAATGATCAAAGCAGTCAAGAACATTTTGAAGTCTTGTACTGATTTGAAAAATGTAGATGATCTACCAACATTTGAACTAGAATACTTGTTCCTACAAATCAGATCCAAAGCAGTTGGAGAAGAGAGTGAGTTCAAAGTAGTATGTGAAGATGACGGTGAGACAGAAGTACAAGTAACTCTGGATTTGAATACCATTGAGGTAGAAGTACCAAAAGACCATAAAACTATCATCCCATTGAGTGATGACATCAAGATTCAAATGAAATATCCTGCATTGGATGCGTTCGTGGATCGTAATATGATGGATAACCCAGATGTAGATGATGTATTTGCTCTCGCAGCAGACTGTATTGATAAAGTATATGATGGTGATGAGATCTATGATTCTTTCACAGCGAAAGAAGCAAAAGACTTCATTGGTGAGATGAATAATGCACAGTTCGCTAAGATACAATCCTTCTTCGAGACTATGCCTAAGTTGTCGCATACCCTAGAAGTAACTAACCCTAAAACAAAAGTTGTTAATAAAGTGACGTTAGAGGGTCTCGCTGCTTTTTTCGGATAGCATTAATGCATGACAGTCTTATGAATCACTATAAGACAAACTTCGCATTAATGCAGCATCACAAGTATAGTTTGACTGAATTAGATAATATGATCCCTTGGGAAAGGGACATCTATATCAACTTGCTTATTGCTCATTTGAAGGAAGAAGAAGAACGTATGGAGAGGCAGAAGAATAAGAACAAGACCACATTCTAAATGTCAGCAGCACTAAGAGAATATATTAGTATTAAACCCCCTGGTGGCAGTTCCCCTCTGGTCAAATCCATGCGACCACTTATTGTCAGTCAGAACAGGTTAGGTGGTGCTGTTACATATTTTGGTGAGATTGTACATGATCTAAAAGAGATCATGCAAGTACAGGCAGACTCATCCCAAGCATTCTTAGAGAAAGAAAAAGAACTGGTAGAGAAGGAACATGAACATAAGTTAGATATAATTAAACCATTATCAGATCAAGAAGAGGTATTAGAAGAAGGGAAAGAACAGGATAAACAAGCAGAGAAAGATCAGGAGGGTGACGAGGAAGAACAGGGTGAGGAACTAGGTAAGAAATTAGCAAAGCAAGATAAAGAAAAGAAAGGTGTCCTTGAAAAGTTCTTACAGGGTGTCAGTAACCTATTGTCACCATTTGTTAGGATCTTTGGTGCAATGGTTGCATATAAG